CGGAGCCGGAGTTCTTGTTCCTGCTCCAAGCACGGCGAGCGTCAACAGCAGCGCCCCGCTCGGGCTTGCGCTCGAGGCCAACACCAGCGGTCCGAATCTCCGCCGAGTCCTGATCCAGGGCTTTGCGTTCTCGAACGCTGGCGCGTGACCTGACAACCGATCCCGGGTGGCCGCGGGAAACCGCGGCCACCCGCTTCCATGCTCACCTACGGTGGACTCAAGCAGCACGTGCTCCTCGCGCTCGGCGGCCAGCCGTCGATCGTGAGCGGTGTCTCGCGTGACCAGCGCATCGCTGAGATCGTCAACCAGGCTGGTCAATACCTATTCAGCAGGCCGTGGCGGTTCCGGGAGCGGACTGCGCGGCCTGTTTCCTTCATCGCCAAGCAAGACTGGGCCGCGCTCCCCGGTGACGCTGAGGAGATCATCAGTCTTACCGTCAAGGCAGGACTTGGTTGGCGTGTTGAACTCACGACACCGGAGCAGCTCGAGCTGTTCCGGACAGCCATGGCCCCTGCCCTTGCGGACAGCGTGTACTACGCCGCCATGTCGAGGCCATGGGCGCAGTCGAACGGTGTGACCGCGCTGGTCCCGGGAACCGCGTTCCCGGCGGTGCGGCTCGACATCTATCCGACCCCGCAAACCACGTCGCACGACTCCATCATCCTGCGATACAGGTCGGGATGGACGGATATCGCATCCACAGCCGACTCCTCGTACCAGATCCCTGTTCCTCCCTACGTCGAGGCTCTGCTCATCGCATACAGCCGCGCGTTCGCGATGGCATACGAGGACGAGGGGCTCACGGCCAGGCTCGTGGAGATCGACAGCGGCCCGCTCTGGAACACCGCCGCAAGCAAGGACGGAATCCAGCAGCGCGACTACGGTCGCCTCCCTGCACAGCGTTCGAGTCAGTTCGTCTCTGACCCGATCCGTTACCGTCGAGGCTACGTACTCCCCCCTGCGCCATGACCATTGAGACCCTTCTCGGAATCGCCGTTCCGTTCACCGTGATCCTCGGCCCGCTGTTCGCCGTTCTGTTCGGGATCTCGAACAGGCTGTCGAAGATCGAGCAGCGTCTCGAGGGAGATGGAAAGCGAACCGACGAGATCCTGCACAAGCACGACCGTCACATCCACGAGATCCGCAACTCGCTCCACAACATCAGCCTTCAGTTGGCCGTGCTGGAGCGAAACAACAAGGAGCAGAAGCATGACTGAGTTCATCCCGTCGTGGCGCACCACCGTTGCCGGAATCGGAGCCATCCTCGTCGCTGTCGGCGGCGCGCTTGCTGCGACCTTCGACAACGATCCGCTGACTGTTGCGGACTGGTCTGCCGTGGTCGCGTCGGTAATCGCCGGGTTTGGTCTGCTCGCCGCCCGCGACAACAAGGTGTCGAGCGAGAAGGCCGGAGCAAAGTGAACGACGCATACGACGACTGGTACCCGGAGGCATCATGCTCGAGCGGATCGTCGCCCAGATTGCTCTCGCTCTGTTCTCGTGGCTTGAGAAGCGCATCGAGCGCGGTTCCGTGGCGGTCGATCCTGATGGCGACGACGGGCGGATTTCTCGCGCTGCTTCTCGGTTGCGCGAGTGGCTGCGGTCGCGCGGTGCTGGTCCGCGAATCCGATCCGATCAGGACGGGTCCGTCGTTCAAGGGCCGGGTGTACACGCTGATCGAGAACGAGTGGCGCCTGACGCCGAACGAGGTTGAGATTCCGGAGGGCTGGTACATGGTTCCACCCTCCTTTGTCGAAGGACCGCACGAATGACCGCAACGATCCAGATCCGTCGTGACGTCACGGGCAGCGCCGGAAGCGGATGGAGTTCCAATCCGACACTTGCGCTCGGTGAGCTCGGGCTCAACACGACGCTGAACGCCCTGAAGGTCGGAGACGGCTCGACCGCCTGGAACTCGCTTCCATGGCTCGGTGGAACCTTCCCGCAGTTCTCCCCTTCGGTCACGGATCTCAACGACTCTTCGCTCCGCGTGCAGGGGATCTACAGATGGTCCTCGGCAAACGCACTCACCAATGGACCAGCATCGCCGATCGCGCTTGCTTCATCCGATGGCGGAGTGAACCTTCTGGTGATCGTCCACGCGACTGGTCAGGTCGTTCAGCAGCTGTGGACCGATGGCGACACGTCCGTGGTGCAGAAGAGCTACTCCCGCAACTACGACAACGGGACGTACAGGCCGTGGATCCCGCAGAGCGTCTGGGCGATCGATGCGACCAATGGCGTTGAGCTCACGGCAAAGAGCCTCACGCTCAAGGACACCGGGGCCAGTTCTCTTGTGGTTGATGGAGCCGCGACCATCGCCGGAAACGTCACGATCAACGGGGCCACCACACTTGGAGACGCAAATGCCGACATCGTGACCGTTCAGGCCGGAACCGTGTCTGCTCCGATCATCACCACGAGCGGCGACACGAACACAGGGGTTTATTTTCCTGCCGCCGACAAGGTCGCGGTGACTGCGGGAGCAACAGCTCAGCTTACGCTCGACGGCACAGCCGCCGCAAACAGCGCATCGTCCGCCGTGTTCCGTGGAGGCGCGACATTTGATGGAACCATCTCGGTTTCGAGCACCCCTGGCACGTTTGGAATCCAAGGCGTCGCAAACGCATGGAACCTGTTCGACGCGGTGAGCTTCTCCCAGTTGTTCGGAGGGTTTCGGAGCGATGCAGGTTCTCCGTCTGGTTTCCCGGATGCCAACTCTGCCGCCGGGTTGATCGTCATGCACTACGAGACAGGATCCACAGGATCCGTTGTCCCTAGCACGACGACATGGACCGGAGACACGTCGGATCTTGCAGACAGCGAATGGCGTCACAGGTTTGGCTCATCCACCGTCGAGGCATACATCCGTCCAAAGTCAGGTCAGTACGTCGGGATCTGGCTGGTCTTCAACGGCGGCACGTTCCAGACCGCCAAGATGTTCACGCGCGCAAATCCATGCCTTGAGGGTCAGAACAATCTTCTGGGAACGACCGGGGACTCCACGAAGCATGTCCTGTTCATGCTGAAAATCGGATCGGCATGACCCACGTACCCGTCCAGCTTCCGTTCAAGGGCTTCACGGAGCAGGCGCAGTTCAGCGCCGTTCCGCCGGGCATGACGCCGTCATGCGTGAACGTGATGCCGTCGGACGTGTTCAATGGACGCATGAGGATCGGCACTCGCAACGCGACGAGGTCTTTCAGCCTCGGCGACGTGCAGTTCATGTCGACGTACAGGATCTACGAGTCGAATAAGCTCGTGGAGAAGCTGATCTTCGTCCGTGGAGGCAAGGTCTACTACGCGGATCCCAACGACAATCTGGCTTCAGTTGCGGTCACGCTGTTCGGATCGGGGACAGGAGCAGGTCAGACGCAGAACACCCCGTTCCTCAACACGACAGGGCTGGTGGAAGGCGTCCAGTTCAACGACCATTTCTACTTCGTGGACGGCGACCATTACGTCCTGGTCCATCTTCATGCCCCGGACAATGCCAACGCGGTCCATGTCTGGGGAAACGACAGCCCGGTCGCAGGCCCATTCCATACCGATCCTGCGGTCATCACGGCGGGATGCCGCGCTCGCCTCATATGCCGATGGGGAGCCAGACTCGTGCTGGCAGGATATCGGGACACTCCGAACATCTGGTATGCGTGCGCTCCGGACGAGCCGTACATCAACAACCTTGCTGGTCATGGCTCCGCGACTCCAGACGGGTGGGACGCATCCGACTACATCGGGGCAATCTCCGGCACAAGCGGAAATGAATACGGAACCTTGACCGACCCGATCGTCGCGATCTTTCCGTTCGCGCAGAGCGGTCTGATGTTCGCGTGCTCAAACTCGTTCGCATTCCTGACGGGCGACCCTGTGTTTGAAACGGCTGACGTGCAGATCGTCAACCTGACGCGGAGCATGGGCATCGCCGGGCAGCGCGCGTTCTGCCAATCGCAGGAGAAGGGCGCGTTCATCCTGGCGCGGGATGGCCTGTACTTCATCAACGCCAACGACTTCAACTTCAACCGCGGAAACCGCGTCAGCGCAGGTCGCATGGACTCGTTCTTCCTGCGGCTTGACTTTGGCAATCCGTCCATTGGAGGAACAGGTCCCCTGAGCGGAGGAACCCTCCGGCCAATGGCGACTGCTGGTGGCGGTGGCTCTGGAGCCGCGACATCCATCCTCGAGAATGGTTCGCTGTCAACCGGAACGAACCAGGATGCCGTGGATCTCGGGAACACCGTGGCGGCGTTCACGGGGACATTGGCTACTGGCGACGTGTTCCCATGCCTGTGCTATGACCCGGACCGCGAGGGGATCTGGATGTTCCTTCCCGTGAACGGGATCGGACAGAGCAGTCTGCACGTCTACTACGACCTGAAGACGGACAGCTTCTGGCCTCAGAGGTTCCATGACCCCAACGCATGGAATCCGACCAGCGCGGTGTATGTTGGCACGACCAGGACGAAGTACGGTCGCCTCTTCATGGGAGGCTCGTCCGCCATCAACGTCATTGAGCGTTCGGCTCCACTCGGAGTTGATGGCTGGGATGAGGAGATGGACGCGCCGACTCAGCGTTCGCAGCTGATCCGCTCGAGCCTGACGTTCGGGCCGATCCTCGGCCA